GAAGGTGCTGTTACTTACGCGAAGATTGTAGACATGGAAGCGGCTATTGCGGCGGACAATGCTCTAACTGGTACTTTGAATTTCGCAACTACTCCTGGCGTACAGGGTGCGATGAGACAAATACCTAGACAGTCTTCAGGTGTAGAAGGTAACTTCATCCTTAACGATAGCAACTCTATCTTAGGACACAATGTAACTGTTTCAACTAACGTTCCTAGCACACTAACCAAAGGATCTACTTCAGGAACTTGTCATGCACTCATCTTGGGTGACTTTGCTCAAGTAATGATGGGCTTCTGGTCAGGTGTTGACGTTGTTGTTGATAGTTCAACATTAAGCACTTCTGGTGGAACTAGAATCGCGTTCTTCCAGGATGTTGATGTTGCTGTGAGAATCCCTAACGCTTTCGCGGCTATTAAGGACATCACTGTTTAATTAATTTGATTAGAGGGGAGTTCGCTCCCCTCTTTCAATGGAGCAAACAATGGCACAAATAAAAATGGAACAGGATGCCTACATTAGAGGAATCATGCGTAAGAAAAATGACGTTGTAGAAGTGTCTTCTGCGGAAGCAAGACAATTCGTAAGCAACGGCACAGCAAGCGATGTTTCTGATAAACCAAAAAAGACAGCTACTAAAGCTGTCAAAAAGGCACCTAAGAAAAAGGCTAAGTAATGGTACTTGAATCAGCGTCAGATCTAGCAGGTTACTTTGACACAGATGCACATGGTGTAGCGGCCACTATCACTATAAATGGTAGTGGATCTAGCATTAATGTGATCTTAAACAAAGAATACTTTGCTATAGATCCTGGACTAGGCATGGAAGTAGAAGGAACTCAACCTGTATGCACAGGAAGATCTACAGATATGACTAATGTAGAAATTGGCGACACGATTCAAATAAGTTCTGTTACTTATAACATTATCAATGTCCAACCAGATGGCGTGGGTGTTACTACGTTGATCTTAGAGGAGCAATAGTGTCACACGTCAGGCAACAACTAAGAGAAAGAGCGGCAACAACCCTTACAGGGTTAAGCACTACTGGATCTAAAGTCTACCAATCTAGGGTATACCCCCTTGGTGCGGCTAACTTGCCTGGTTTGTTGATCTATACCAAATCTGAGGATAGCGAAATAGTAACTATGTCAGGTGCGAGGACACTTTTAAGAAACTTATCTTTAGTTATTGAAGGATATGTGAAGGCAGTGAGTAATTACGACGATACTGTTGATACGATAGCAAAAGAGGTAGAGACAGCAATGGGTAATGATGTCACGCTTAACGGCCTGGCTAAAAACTCCTATTTAGAATCTACTGAAATTGAATATGACGGTGAAGGTGAAAAACCTGTAGCTGTTGTATCTCTAACGTACACCGTTGAATACATGACTAAAGAAAATGCACCACAAACGGCGGTGTAAGGAGTAGATATGGCAGTTTTATATTCTCCAGATGGCAAAGATAGCATTGATGCACATATAGACCAGGTGGAGTATTTAAAAAGTAAAGGTTGGACTGAAGAGAGATCTAAGTCTGTAAGTAAAAAAAATAAAAATAGCGAGGAATAGAAATGGCAACACACGCAGGTAAAAGCGGGCTAGTTAAAAATGGCTCAAACACTGTAGCAGAGGTTCGCACATGGACTATCAATACAAATGCTGACGTTATAGAAGATACAGCTATGGGAGATACGGCTAGAACGTACCTTTCTGGTTTAACTTCTGCTGATGCTTCAATCGATGTTTTTTGGGATGAAACAGATACAAATGGGCAGGTTGCATTAGCACCTGGAACATCTGTAACTTTGGTTTTATATCCAGAAGGCGCTGATTCTGGTGATGTGTACTACACTGGTACAGCAATCGTAACTTCAAAATCCATAACAGGATCTTTTGACGGTATGGTTGAAGCTAGTATAAGTGCTACCTACACAGGCGCAGTAACCACGTCATCGGTTTAATAACATGAGCGCAATAGATAGAGCGGTCGCCCACTTCAACGAACAAGAGATTAGATCTCTTAGCGTTGAAGAATGGGGCGATGAGAGTGGCCCATTAGTCATCTATGCAAAACCATTAACATTAAACGAAAGTCAAAAGTTATATAGGTTATCCAAAAACAATGAATTAGAACTGCTTGCTTATGCCCTTATACATAAGGCGTTAGATGGCAACGGTGAAAAGATGTTTACGATGGATGATAAACATAAACTTTTGAATAACGTTGATGTAACAGTTATGACTAGAGTTGGTTCCTGGATCATGGGAACTGACGATATGGAGACTGCTGAAAAAAAATAAATGCTGATGCGGATTTATTCGCCCAATACGCATTAGCAGACAGGTTAGGTAAAACATTAGAGGAGTTAGGGGCGATAACAGTAGATGAGTTTGTCGGTTGGATGGCATATTTAAAAATATTAGAGGATAAGAATAAACGTGGATAAGTTTAAGATGGTAATAAGCGCTGTTGATAAGTTCAGCGCACCACTAAAAAAAGCCACCGCAATGATCGGTAAGTTAGGATCTATAGCCGCAGGCGTGGGTAAAGGTCTAGCAAAAGTTGCAGTTGGTTTGACTGCCGCCGTAGGTGCTGTCTCTCTAGTAGTGGCTAAATATGTCGGTATGCTCGATGCAATCGGTAAAACGTCAGAAAAACTAGGTATAGATCCTTTATTTTTACAAAAACTAAGGTTTGCCGCAGAGCAAACAGGTGTAAAGGTAGAAGCCTTAGATATGGGTTTACAGAGGTTTATACGTAGAACCGCAGAAGCCGCCAGGGGAACTGGAGAAGCAAAACAAGCACTTGCAGATCTAAACATTAGTTTATTTGATAGTGACGGCAAACTAAGAGATGTAGAAAGCGTACTTTTTGACGTTGCAGATGCTATAGCTGACACTAAAGATTCTGCTGAACAAGTTAGATTAGCGTTTAAGTTCTTTGACTCTGAGGGTGTTGCCCTAGTATCAACTTTAAAAGGTGGTTCAGAAGGATTACGTGATTTCTTTGAAGAAGCTGAAAACCTTGGTCTTCTTATAAGCACTGACACTACAAAGAAGGCAGAACAATTTGCAGACAGTATAAACAGAGTCAAAAAACAAATTACTGCCATTGTTGCAGGTGTTGTAGGTGCTTTTTTGCCTGCGCTAGATCAATTATCAGGAAAACTTAGCGATACATTAAAAGCAAACAGAGACGCAGAAGGTACTTTTGACAGTCTAGGCAAATTAATCAAAGAAGAACTTGTAGAAACATTTGCAAGCCTTATAGAAATAGTAGGCAGTGTTGGACAAACAATAATTGAATTTGGTTCTTCCGTCGGCAAGGCTTTAGATGGTCTAGCTGTACCGTTGTTAGTTCTTAAAGGTAATTTTGCGGCCGCAGACGACGCTTTAGAAAGATTATTAGCACCACCAGAAACAAATGACTTTGAAGCTAGGATGCAAGCAATGGCAGATAAAGTACGTGGATTTTTTGAAGCAACAACAGATGCAACACAATCTGTTAATGAAATGGAAGAAACGGCTAAATCTTTATTTGATCTCTTTCCTGGCTTAGAAAGCTTTAGTGATGGTTTTGCAAAAGTATTTAATGAAGGTGCAGACAAATTTGCAGATCTAGAAAAGTTAGGTGAAAACGTAGCAAACACATTGGAAGCAGGTTTAACAGATGCCTTTATGAATATCAGAACAGGGGCAGAAGGCTTGAAAGACACGATGGATCAGATTGCTAAAGCCATCATCGCAGAATTGATAAGAATTTATGTAGTGCAACAAATAGTGGGAGCAGTAACTAGCTTTTTTCCAATACCAGGAAGAGAAAAAGGCGGCCCAGTAACAGCAGGTAGACCGTATTTAGTTGGAGAAAAGGGGCCAGAATTATTTGTGCCAGGACAAAGCGGCGGCATAGTACCTAATCATGGACTAGCTATGGCAAGTGGTGGTGATACTAACGTAAACATCACTTATGAGATCAAAGCATTTGATTCTAAAGGCGCAACGGCGGCTATAGCAGAACAAGCACCAACTATTGTAGGAATAGTAGAACAGTCATTTAGAAAGCGCGGTAAACGAGGGCCATTAGGATGAGCGGAACATTTCCAAGCACACCAAAACCAGTCAGCATAGAAGTACAAAGCGTTGAACCTACGCTTATTAGTGTTGCCAATAACTTACGTAGACAGGTTAGATCTAGAGGTGGGCAAAGATGGTTGTTCAAATGTATCTTCCCTCCCCTGGCTAGATCTGACTTAGATCCTATCTTTGCATTTAGCGTTGCACAACGTGGACAGTTTGAAACCTTTACCTGGGTGCCAACAACAATAGGCACAACCAGGGGCGCATCTAGCGAATCACCAGTGGTAAACGGTGCATTAGCCGCAGGTGTATCTTCTGCCGCTATAGATGGATTAACTGCAAGCACATCTAATATTTTAAGATCTGGTGATTTCTTTAAATTCTCAGGCCATACAAAAGTTTATATGGCCACAGCAGACATGAGCAGTGACGGATCTGGTGAAGCAACTTTAAGTTTTGCACCAAAGTTAGATAGCGCTGTTGCTGATAACGAAACATTAACGATCGCGTCTGTGCCTTTCCAGGTCGCTTTCTCAAGTGACAACAGACAATACACAACTGACGCATCAGGATATTACCAATATGAAATAGAACTTGTAGAGGTGATCTAGTGGCAAATAGAGGAAGTACAACAGCTTTCCAGAATGAGATTGTAAAAGATCAATCACATCCACTGCACCTAATAGAAGTTTACTTGGATAGTGCTACCTATTACGTTACTGATAACTTTAGAGACATAACCTATAACAGCAACACATATACAGCTTTAGGTTTCTTTTTGAATTTTGACACTATAGAAGAATCTGCATCTATATCAGCTTCTAAGATCACACTAGGTTTATCTGGTGTAGATCAAACATATACAAACTTATTCCTAACAGAAAATTACGTTGATAGGCGTGTAGTTATAAGAAAAGCGTTTATAGACACTTCTAACGCTTTGATTGCGGATCCTGTAGTTATATTTGATGGAAGAATGGATAACCCTGTTATCACAGAAGATACAGATTCAGGTTTAGCTACTATAGGTGTAACAGTTTCAAATCAGTTTGTAGATTTTGAAAAGACTCCAGGGCGATACACAAACCACGAAAATCAACAGTTGTACTATCCTGGCGACAAAGGTTTTATTTACGCTTCTCAGATCATAAAAGACATAGTTTGGGGGCAAGAGTTTAACGGTGGTAACAGAGTAGAAGGCGCAGGATCTTTAACAGGTGAACTAACAGGTGCATCCTATGTAAACACGGGCGGTATAGGATTTGAGTCACAGGTAGTTACCAATCCCTGGGGTAATCCAATTCTTATAGATCCAGATTTAGGGGATAGGGTTTATATAAATATTGCAGAGCATGGATTTAGTACAGGTGATACGGTTGACATTGGTGGTGCTGAAGGCACTACAGACGTTCCTGCTAGTTCTATAAATGGTGAAAAAACAATAACTGTTTCAGATCCTAACGCTTTTTATTTTGACGTTGATGAAACTGTAAGTGTGGTTGAAAACTTTGCAGGTGGTAGATCTTTGACAGTATATGGAAAGCCGCAAGTTACAACAGGCATAAAAACACAAACAACAACTAATAAACAAAATGAAATAGAAATATTAGATCCAACAGAAACTATAAAAGAAGGTGGCTATGTAACTTTGAAAAACACTGGCGATATAGGTGGCATTTCTGAAATAGATCTAGTAAATAAACCTTTCAAAGTTGTAGAAGTAGACAGCAACGGCGTAACAACTGCAAAAGTTGAAGTTGTTAAACAAGAAAAAACAACATCACCACCTATTTCAACTGACACAACAGTTGCTAACACCGTCACAGTCAATATTGCAGATCATGGTTTAGATGTTGGCGAAACAATCACCATTGCAGGATCTACGGCTGTTGGTGGTGTAGCCGCTTCTAGTATCAATGGTACAAAAACAGTAGCATCAATTAAAAGCAACGATGCAGTAAATATAACAGTAACAGATACAGTCTCCAGTACAGTGAATAACGGTGGAGGTGACAGCGTTACTATAGATGGTTTGTCACCCAATAGCCCATTTGTAGCAACGACTTCAGGAAGCACGACTGTCACCTTTCACCACACTGCACACGGTTTAGCTGTTGGAGATACAGTTGTAATCATTGGATGCACTGACGTAGGTGGTGTACCTGCTTCAGATCTTAACAAATCGCACACTGTTGTAAGCGTACCAAATGCAAACAGCTTTACAGTAACCGTAGCCACTGCCGCTACTTCTACTGCTGTTGGCGGTGGCGCTTATAGTTATATTAAGTTACCTGTTAAAGCTACTAGCGCGGCCAGGGGTGGTAAGAAAAACACAACTATCAGTATTAGTGCGGCTAAACCTCAAGAAAATATACATTTTGCAATACCAGAATGAGAGATCTAGAAACGATAGAATTTGCACAAAAGGAACTTGATACCCCTTTTGCCTGGGGTACAAATGACTGCAATACCTTAGTTCTTAAATACATTGACGAAGTATGGGGCAAAGATGTTTTGCACATGATCTATGGTAAATACAAAACAAAGATTGGAGCAGTAAAGTTTAACAAAAAACAGAAGTACAGTTTCACAGATGGCATTGTTGAAGAATTAGGTGCAACTAGATTACCACCAAAGTTAGCCAGGACAGGTGATATTTTGATAGTACATGACGAAGCATTTGAAATGGGGCATATATGTATGGGAACTAACGTTTTATCTGTTCCTGAAGATGGCAAAACTAGCATTAGTAAGGTGCTAGATTTTGGTTTTTATAATTGGAGTATAAGGATTAGCTAATGCCACAGGCAGTAAATTTTGTAGCAGGTGTAGTAAGGTTCTTTTCAGGATTAGCCTGGGCGGCAGGTGCAAGTATTGTTGGTCAACAAGTCATAGGCTATGTTGCGGCCGCCGCGTTCTTTTATTCAGCAGGCAGTTATGTAAATAGTCTTTTTAAGATCCCAGAAATAGGTTTAGCACAACAAGGCGCAACGGTTCTTAGCAATAGCAGATCTAGTTCAGCACCTTTACCTGTTATATATGGTGCAAGGCGTGTAGGTGGTGTTCAGGTTTTTGTTTCAACTTCTCCAAGTTATTTAAAAGAACCACACGAAAGCTATCCAGATGGGCAAATGCCTAATCACTATCTAAATATGGTCATAGCGCTTTGTGAGGGGCCAATAGGTGCCATAAAAAAAGTCTATGCTAATAATGTAGAGATCTGGCCGCAAATGGATCCGCGTTTTGAGGGTAAAGCTTATATTAGTGTGCATAGAGGTGAAGCTAACCAGGCGGCAGATGCAGAATTGCTTGCTGTTGCAAATTCTGATGGCAAACCATTTGAGTGGACTTCTGAATATAGATTACGCGGTGTAGCTTATCTATACGTACAATTAGAATCTGATCCAGACGTGTGGGGATCTGGTGTGCCTACTATTAATGCAGATGTTTTAGGTAAAGTTGTAGAAGATACTAGAAACACCTATTCTGGATCTGCATTTTCTATTGAGCGTTACAGTAATAACCCTGCCTTATGTATAAGAGATTACCTTATAAATACAACTTATGGAAAAGGCATACCATCAAGCCAAATTAGTAACAGTTCTTTTGAAGCGGCCGCAAATTACTGTGATGAAAAAATAACTATCACTAAAGATGATGGCACTACGATTACACAGAAAAGATTTACGATGAATGGTGTAGTAACTGTAGGCGAATCAAGCATGGACATACTTAACAAAATGCTTACATCTTGCAGAGGTATGCTTGTGTTTAGTGGTGGTTTTTACAAACTGATTATTGATAAACCTGAAAGCGCAAGTTTGACTTTTGACGAGTCAAACATAATGCCTAACTTTAATATTACGTTACCTGGCAAACAAAGTCTGGCCAATAGAGTACAAGCAAACTTTTTTAATCCTGAGAATGAGTGGCAAGCTGATTTTGTTTATTCAGAAAGCAGTACGTACAAAACGCAAGATAACGGCTTACTATTAGAAAGAAAAATAGAACTGCCATTCACAGCAGATTACTACCAGGCACAAATTATTTCTGAGCAAGTATTAAAGCAAAGCAGACAAAACATACTGATTGAATTCAACACAACACAAGAAGGATTGTTGGCAGAAGTTGGAGATGTCATTTATATAAAACTAGACGCTCCTGGTTGGTCTAGCCTTAATAGCGGCGCAGGTAAATTATTTAGAGTTATACAAGTAGGCATAGAAGCGAATGATGAGGTTTCTATAGTTGCCAGGGAATATGATGCAGACGTTTATACCGTAGGTACTGCTAAAACGTTTGATACAGCACCAAATACCGCCCTTCCCTCACTAGATACTGTGGTTGCACCTATCAATTTAACCGCTTCTGAAAGTCTTTTATTTAACGATCCTAAAGTTACTAACAGAGTTAGTTTGTCCTGGATAGCACCTACCACGCCTTACATAAAACATTACGAAGTAGCTTACATACAAGGCGCGACTGGCAAAACATATACACAGGCAGGAACCGTAACAGGAACACAATTTACTATAGATAATTTAGATCCTAGTGTTTACCAGTTTGCTATTAGAACAGTAAATACAGCAGGTTTTATGTCTGATTACGCGACAGTTTTATTAAACGCTAAAGGAACATCAATATTGCCTGCTGTTAATGCTCCTGGTATTACTGGTGTGGTTGAGTCACTTATATCTACTACAGCAGGTTCAGGTGTTAAGGCAAAGGCAGTATTGTCTTGGGTTGCACAAAGCAATGCAGAATGGGAAGCACTAGGTATATACATAGAAAGTTATGAGGTTGAGTACAAGCTGACATCAGAAGCTACAAACTTTGAGCGTTTAGGATCTGCAACTGGTACTTTCTTTGAGTTCTTTGACATTGCACCAGATAATTATGATTTTAGAGTACGTGCTGTAAACGATGCAGGTATTAAATCACCTTACGCAACCACTACAGCAGAGATAACAGGACTCAGTGCCGCACCTGCTAACGTAACAAACTTTTATCTAAGAGCAGAAAGTACACAAGCTAATTTGTCTTGGACTCCTACTACAGATCTAGATGTAAAAGTTGGCGGTACATTTGAGATTAGACACAGCGTTGCAACAAGCGGTGCAACCTGGGGTGCATCTTTGAAAATAGGATCTGATATACCAGGATCTTCTAACTCGGCTTCTATGCCTTTGCTTGTAGGTACTTATTTAATCAAAGCTGTTGATTCAACAGGCAATAAATCTGTTAGTGCTACTTCTATTGTTAACACTGTATCTGCATCTATTTTTGACAAAAGAGATCAGGCCACTATTACAGATACAACCTTTGCAGGCACGAAAACAAATATGGTTGTAGATGCAGATAGCGGTGTACTGAAATTTGAAGCTGATACGCTTATAGACAGTAAGACTGAAAATATAGATACCTGGGGTTTATTTGATGCGATTGGTGGTGTTGATACGTCAGGATCTTACGAATTTGCAGACAAGATAGATCTAACGCGCGTCATGTCAGCTACCTTATCTGGAAGCGTGACATTTGCTACGGTTGCAACGTCAGATATATGGGATAACAGAGCAGGCAATATTGATACTTGGGATGCTATAGATGCCAATACATTTGATGATGTAAACGCCACTTTATTTATTGCTTCTACTAATGACGATCCTGCAAGCGGATCTGCAACCTGGTCAGCTTACCAAGAATTTACTATTGGCAATTACTACGGCAGAGGTCATAAGTTCAAGCTTGAATGTACTACTGGCGATACAACACACCAAATCAACGTATCGCAATTAGTTGCAAAAGCAGAGGTTTATTTTAGGTTTGAATCAGCTACTAATACTACAAATGCAGGTGGCAGTGCATTTACTTACGCTACACCTTTCCTGGCTACACCACAGATTGCTATAACAGCTAATGATATGGCCACAGGCGATTATTATGAGATTACAAGCAGTTCTGCCACAGGGTTTACATTAAGGTTTTATAACGCAAGCGGATCTGGAATCTCTAGAACTGCCTACTATCTAGCAAGGGGATATTGACAATATGAATATGCAACTTACGGTCTTTTGTACAAAATTTATAACATTTAAAGGTAGGTTTTAGATGGCACAACATGATTACGTCATAGCTAATGCTTCTGGTGCTACAGTCAGGGCAGACATTAACAATATGGCACTGGCCATATCTTCTAATAATAGCGGATCTTCCGCACCTAGTACCACCTATGCTTATTTGTGGTGGATTGATACAGGTAATAATCTTTTAAAATTACGTAATAGTGCTAACAATGCCTGGATCACTATGCCCTTCTCTATCACGGCTAATAACACAGTTGATGTCAACGGCGGCACTATTGATGGTGTCAGCATTGGATCTTCAAGTGCGGCAACTGCTTTAACAGTTAACGGTAACGTATCTATAGATGGTGGAACAATAAAACTAGATGGTAACTACCCTACTGGTACACAAAACGTAGCTTTAGGTGATACAGCTTTAGATAGTGTTCAGTCAGGTGGACAAAATAACGTTGCTATAGGACATAATTCGGCTACTGCTTTAACTACAGGCGACCAAAACACTTTTGTAGGTTCTTTGACAGCAGATGCCATGACAACAGGAACAGATAATAGTGGTGTTGGTTATGGTGCATTATCAGCGCTGACAACCGCTAATGACAATACAGCTTTTGGTTCTTTTTCATTGTTAAACAATACTACAGGTGCTTCTAATACAGCTTTGGGTAGGGCGGCATTGATAGCTAATACAACTGCTTCAAACAACGTAGCTGTTGGCACAAGTGCTTTGGCGTCAAACACTACAGGTGCGGCAAATACGGCTGTAGGGGCAACTGCTTTAGATGCGGCTACAACTGCTAACTATAACGTGGGTATTGGTTATGCGGCTTTAGGAGATACGACAACTGGAGCAGACAATACGGCAGTAGGTTCAGGAGCATTAGAAACAAATACCACAGCTTCTAACAACACCGCAGTAGGTCGTGCAACTTTACAATTAAACACTACAGGTACAGAAAACGTGGCTGTTGGTGCAAGTGCGGGACTTTCACAAACTACAGGTGGTGAAAATGTTTTAGTAGGTTTTAAAGCGGGGCAGTCTATAACAACTGCGGGTAATAATACTTTAATTGGTTGGAAAGCTGGGGAAAATAATGGAACACAAGCATATCTAACAGCAGTAGGACATTCTGCACTGCGGGCAAATACATCTGGTCAGAGAAACCACGCCTTTGGTGCTTTTTCTTTAGATGCAAATACAACAGGTGCTTACAATACTGCGTTTGGTTATGGTTCTTTGTCTGCAAACACAACAAGCTCTAACCATGTTGCTATAGGTTACGAAGCTTTACTAGCTAATACAACAGGTGCTTCAAATATGGCTGTTGGATATAGAGCTATGTATACGAATACTACTGGTGGTGGAAATACTGGATTAGGTTATCAAGCTTTATATAATAATACTTCTGGTACTGCTAATGAAGCAGTAGGTGTTAATGCTTCATTTTCTAACACTACAGGTAGTTACAATGTTTCGATGGGAACAAATGCTTTAACAAATAATACCACAGCATCTAATAATAACGCTTTTGGATATAGTGCTTTAGGTGCTAATACCACAGGAACACATAATAATGCTTTTGGAACTCTTGCTTTAGATGCAGTTACAACTGGTGGTTATAGTACAGCTATGGGTACTTCTGCTTTAGGTGACCAAACTACGGGAGGTAATAACGTAGGTATTGGACATGATGCAGGTGGTCAGATTACAACTGGTGTTAATAATGTAGCAGTTGGATATGATTCTTTAGACGGAACAACAACTGGTTATAGTAATGTTTGTATAGGTGCAAGTACATCTGCTAATGGTGCTAATTCTATAGGAGCAATCGTTATTGGAAAAAGTTTAACAGCACCCGGAGATAATACTGTTGCTTTTGGACAAACTGCACAGGGTAGAGTCTATAACGGCTACGGTTCTAACGCTTCATGGACTAGAGACTCAGACGAAAGACTAAAACAAGACATACAAAATGCAACTTTAGGTTTGGACTTCATAAATGATTTAAGAACTGTAACTTTTAGATGGAAACCTAATAATGAATTACCAGAAACATTTGATGCTTATCAAGAAGAAAATGTTAAAGATACATCAACAGTAATGCATGGAATGATTGCACAAGAAGTAAAAGCGGCTTTAGATACTGCAGGCGTAAGCACATTTGGAGGATGGACAGAATCTACAAGCGATGGTTGTCAATCAATATCACAAGAACTTTTTGTACATCCTCTTATCAAAGCAGTACAAGAACTTTCGGCAAAAGTCGAAGAATTAGAAAGTAAATTAAACGGAGAATAAATATGGCTGAACAAACAGTAGCAGAAGTATTAACAGCGGCAACAGATAGCGTAACAGTTATTACTGACATTAATACCAATGGCAATAAATCATTATATGCAGGTGGTACAACTGACGAAGACGGTAACCCTGTAGCTAGTGATTGGTCACAAGCTGATATAAATGCTTGTGTACAACGTAACGTAGATCACATAGAAATCATATTGGAGTACACAGATCCAGATGTAAAAGGATCTAGTGATAGCAAAAAATCTTACACTGATGCAGTAACAACTGGTAAAGCTTACATTTCATCAAATTCTTAAACCAATCCATAAATAGGAGTGCAAAAAATGGAAAATAAAAATGAAGAAAATAAAAGAGAAGATAAAAAAAGCCTGGAACAAACTCAAGGCACTATTCAAAAGCAAACCTTTGACGTAAATATGCCTGATGGCAGTGTTGTTTCTACAGAAGAATTAACAGATGAGCAATATGTAGTGGCGGCGACTATGCAACATTTACAAAATCAAATACAAGAACTTGCACCACAAGTACAAGAATTTGATCTAAAAAGAGATCATTTCAATTTAAAACAAAAAGAATTAGAGGATCTGCTAAGATCTAATGGAAAACCAAACTGAGACAATCACTACACTAGAAGCGTATCAGCGTGAAAACTCTATACGTTTCAAATACATCGAAGACAGATTAGACGAAGGATCTGCAAAATTTAAAAGACTAGAAACTATAATGTGGGGGATCTACCCACTCATCATCACTACCCTACTCGCTTCCAGGTACATTTAGTATGGATGAAGCTGTTTTATTAGTGTCAGAATTGGGCGTACCAACGGCCGCACTAATAGCCGTAGGATTCTTTGTATATAAATTAGTATTTAAGATTGTTGATAACCTATCAGAACGTCTGGACACGGTAGATGACAAGGTACAAGAAAGCCTGGACAACATAGAAGAACGTTTAGGATCTAAATTAGACGCACAGCATGGGATCCTGGTTGCACTCATCGACAGAATTAGAAGCCTGGATAACGAGATCTTGAGACAAGATACTATGATAAAGACCATCTTAGGTCTGCCCAATCTTATAGAACAAAACAAAATATCTAAGACAGATCCTACCAGGGGCGATGTAAGGCGCGACTAATGCAAAACTACGATCATTTAATTGTTATTTTAGGTTTAGTAGCAGTCTTGTTTGTGGTCGTAGTACAGCAAATCCAGGCAGATGAAATGGTGCATGAATTTAAGTCACCTTCTTTTAATGGTGTAGGCACTTCTAATCATTATTTTTTTATAGATCAAACTGAGACCAATAGAAAGCAAGCTATAAGAGATGAGATACAAGCACTGCAAGACGAAATAGAAAGAGAAAAAAATAATACTGTAGAAGCCAGGTTTATGAGAAACCTTACTTCCAGGATTTATGCCAACATTGCCAGGCAAGTAGAAGATGCTTTGTTTGGTGAAAATCCTAACAAAAGCGGATCTATGGAATTAGACGGTAATTTAATTGAATACGAGATAACAGATGAAGAAGTTAAAGTTACGATCATTTCAGAAGATGGAACAGAAACTACTGTTATTGTTCCTATCGGCGGTTTTACTTTCTAGTTGTACGCTAATGATAGATCCAATACAAAACAACTTACCGCCAGTTGAGTATTTAGAAAATGCTGTAATGCAAACGTTACATACAGATCTAAAAAACGTAGCAGAACCAGAAAGAAAACCTGTCATAGCGGTTTATGATTTCCAGGATCTTACAGGACAAAGAAGATCTAATTCTAAATACGCTACATTTAGTACAGCAGTTACCCAGGCACCACACGCCTACCTAATACGCGCTTTGAAACATTCTAATTTCTTTGAAGTAGTAGAAAGAGTGTCACTAGACGCAGTGACTAAAGAAAGGCAGTTAATTAGATCTACCAGGGAAACATTTGACGAAGATCAAAAGCTTATGCCGCTTAAGTTTGGCGACATGGTCATGACTGGTGGCGTTTTAAGCTATGAAGCTAACATAGAAAGCGCAGGTATGGGTGCCAGGTATTTAGGTTTAGGCGCAAGCCGCAAAGTTAGAAGAGATCAAGTAACAGTTAGCCTACGTACTGTGTCTGTTAGCACAGGTAGGATCCTAACAGAAGTTCTAGTTACTAAATCAGTATTCTCAGCTTCCCTGGATAACGATGTATTTAGATTTATAAGCGAAGGCACAGAGTTAGTAGAAATAGAGGGTGGATCTGTAGCAAATGAACCAATGTCAACAGCACTACAAATAGCAATAGAGAGTGCTGTACTGGCAACTATAAATGAGGGTGTGACACTTAAACTATGGAGATATAAAGAATGAAAAAATTAATTTTATTACTTTTATTGTCTGCACCTTTATCAAGCGCGGATAATGAGATCTGGATAAGCCAGGTTGGTTCTTCAGGATCTACAAATATAGATCTAGAACAATTAGGATCTGGAAACATCATTGGAGGTGCAGGTAGCACCGCAGGAGATCTAACAGCTTTTCAGTTTACATCTACAGGGGCGACTTTAGATATAAACCAGATTGGCGATGCTAATAAATGGTTAGGAAAAATCATTGGCGATTCATTTACAGGATTTTATGAGTTTGACGGTAACAGCAATACCTTTAACACGTCTGTAGATCCTACAAATACTTATGGTGCTGATTCATCAAACATAAACGTAGATGTAACAGGAAATAGTAACCAATTTACACTTAACCAGGCTAACGCGGCCCAGGCTTCTACTTTAGATCTAGATTGGATTATTAATGGATCTAGTAACTCTATAACTGCGGCAATAGATGTAGATCTAGCAACTAACTATGTAGATATAAATGGATCTGACAATACACTGACTTATGACGGTGATGGTTATTCAGGCGGTTATTTCTATCTTGACCACGATGGATCTGATAGAACCTTCAACATACAACAGCAATCAACTTTAGATAATGACTGGCTTAAAATCATATCTAGCGGCACTGGTACTTCTAGCATCTGTGTTATCCAAAGTGACGGCGGGACAAGTACCTCTTGTTAGTATTGGAAACATAAGCGAGTTAAACGGTAACGCCCAGGTCGTAAGAGATAAACCCTACGGAGCAGAGTTAGACTTTGACATCTTAAGTTATGACAAAGTAGAAACTGCTAAAGGCCGTATGGGCATAACTTTTATTGATGAAACACAAATACGGTTAACTGAAAATTCTAGAGTTTTAATTGATGAGTTTGTATTTGATCCAAACCCTGATAAATCAAAAATGGCTCTTACTTTTGCTAAAGGCACTGCAAGATTTGTAACAGGTAAACTAGGTAAAGTACGTAAAAAAAATATCAAAATACGCACTAATAGCGCAACTATTGGTATTAGAGGTACAGACTTCACTATAACGGTTGATGAACTCGGCAGATCCTTAGTTATCTTATTGCCAAATTTTGACGGTACATCTAGTGGGGAGATAACAGTAGAGACAGCTATGGGCATGGTAGTTCTTAATCAACCTTATCAATCTACAGTTGCAAGTGTTTATGAACAGGCACCAACTAAGCCTGTTATTTTAGATCTCACTTTAGATCTCATAGACAATATGTTGATTGTTAATCCACCTACTGCAAAAGAAGATCTGCAAGAAAGTACACAAAATCAATCTGTAGCAGATTATTTAGAGTACAACGATTTAGAAATTGACTACTTGTCAGAAAATTTCTTAGACAATGAAGCGGATCTAGAGTTTACAGAATTAGATATAAATTACCTGGATGTTAATTTTCTTGAAGATCTCTTAAATATTATTGATGCCCTGGCTATAGATGATGAAGAAGATAAGCTAGACCAGGTCGCAACAGGCATCAAAATTAGCGGAACTGACATTGGCCAGGATAAAGATACACAGATCACTACAATTATTTCAGGTCAACAGATTAGCCTTATTAGATCTGTAGGCAACAGTTTCAGGATAGATTTAGATGGTTCAGGCGCTTATACGTTAATTCTTTTACAAGATGGCGTAGAGAATGTCGTGAAAATCAACGGAGGATCTTCTAATACAATAAAAATAAGGCAAGGTGACTAAAAAATATCTCTCTACGAGAGTTGACAGACACAAAACGCAACTTACAAATTGACGCATGAAAGATTTACTTAAAGGTGTCATTGGTGCTGTAGCACCAACTATAGGTACTGCCCTCGGTGGCCCAATGGGCAACATGGCAATGAATATGGTTTCTCAGGCGTTGGGATGCAAGAACACTCCAAAAGATGTTGAAAAAGCTGTGCAGAACGCCACGCCTGAGCAACTTGCAGATCTTAAAAAGATAGACAATGATTTTGAAGTTAAGATGAAAGAACTAGACGTGGATTTATTTGCCCTAGAGACAGCAGATATACAAAACGCTAGATCTACATTCTCTAAAGATTGGACTAGCAAGCTTGTTGGTATACTAGTTATCTGCGGTTTTTTGGGTTACATATTCTTAGTGACACTACAACCACCAGAACAAAATTCAGAAGCGCTTATTAACCTGGTACTTGGTTATTTAGGTGGACTAGCTTCTGCAATAATTTCTTTTTATTTTGGCGCGTCAAACTCTAGCGATGATTAAAGAACTTACCGCACACCTTATAGAGTTTGAAGGTATGAAAACTCAGCTTTACAAATGCACAAGTGGCAAGAACACGATCGGCGTAGGTCGCAATTTGGATGATAGAGGTATCTCTGAAGATGAAGCGATGATTCTCCTGGGCAACGATATAAAGATTGTCCAGGAAGAATTACTAGAAAGATGGCCATGGATAAAAGATCTACCGCCCAGGGCGCAAATGGTAATGATGGATCTTGGCTTTAACATGGGCGTACCTGCCATATCAAACTTTCAAAATATGTTACGAGATCTACAGAGTGGTAATTGGGAAGGAGCGGCGGTTAACCTGCTAGATAGTAAATATGCAACGCAGGTAGGAAGAAGGGCAATATATAACGCGCATCTGTTGGAAACTGCGGATGATCATACACTGCCCTTAAAGGTTATAGAGTAGAGAGTTTGTGTAGGCAGATAGCATATCTGCCGTCTTGTTGTTTTCTAGTATGAATCCTATATTCAAGATTTAATTCTTGTTTATAGCAAGCCTGGCGAATACTGTTATAAGCCTTGTGTTCAAGATTAATAATAGTTTTGCCCTTTAGCAATTCATCTATAAAGCCTTGGTACCTAGATCTGGGTAAAGGCGTATCTGATGTTTCAATTTTCATTTGTAACTTCCTTAATTGATATTGAGTTAGATCTAACTGTGTAACCTGGTTCTTCTGGGATGATCTTAGAAGGTTTAGGTTTTACCGTACGCATACCCCACTTCACTATGTATGTCGTATCATTTGTGGTTATAGATCCTGTCGTGTTGTCTTGCATTATTCCCATT